AAGGTTTCCTCAATTTCTTGCTCTGTTAATTTATTAAAAATCGGCATATGTAGAATTTGATTGCTCCAGTGGGCTAACAAAAGATTTATATTTACTTTTAAAATTCTATCGTCACTTGCTACCGCGTAATGCAGTAAGTTTTTAAATTGTCGTTGTAATTTTTGGTTTTTCATTGTGGTTTTTTTTTTAATCGCGGATTATAGTTCTACCCAAGAAGATCCCTCTCTATAATACATTGCACTTTCTTTAAATGATGGCGAGTAACCATCATCAGTTATTTTGACAATTTCCAGCTCGTTTTTATTATCCATAAAAGACAAACGTGATTTGGCTTCTTTATAAGTTGTAAAATTGTATGATCCGTCTTCTGCATATTCAAAAAAATCTTCTGAATATACTATGCAGTAATAGTTTTTTGTGTTTTTCATATTTTTTTAGTTTGGTTGGTTAATCTGATGATGTAATTAATATATTATCATAACTATCAAAACGCAAGCATTTATTTGTATTTCATTAAAATAAGTTAAAATAATGCAAACCGTTTGCAAATTGCAACGGTGTTTGCAACCATGTAAATAATTATGAACAAAAGAGTTATGTAATAAATTTGCTTCGTTTGCACGTTTGCACTTATCCAGAGAATAGAAATATAGAGTATAAGAAAATATAAGGAATAGTATATAATAGTTTATACTTTACCCCCCCCTATTATTATTATTATTAATTAAAATATTTATTATTATTAGAGGGGATAAATCACTGATAGTCAAAAAGTTGCATGGTTGCAAAAGTTGTTTGCGCAGTGCAAACGGAATATGCAACCATTTATCAATTAAAGATTTAGGGGTTTGCACTTTTTGCAACGGTTGCAACCGATCTATTTTTACTATTAATTTGCAATAAAGTTATAAATATATATGTTTGTTAACATGATAACATTAATTGAAGCAAAAGAAACCACATTCAATACAATTTCACAATCTGATATTGATGAAATGCAAATAGGAGATTTAATTTATTGTAAGGATAATGTGCCGAAAAAATTAAGGACATTTATTGCGGATCAGGATCCTAAAAATTTCATTATACAAAAAAAAGGTGATGATTATTTAATTTTAAGAACCGATAATAAAAAGCACTCAACATCCTCTTTTAAAAAACTAAAAACTGGAGAGTTTATTGATTTTAAAGATGATTGTCAAAAAATGGTTGTCTATGCTCATGTCTATGGCAGATCTTCAAATAAAAAATTTAAATCAGAAACTTTTAAATCTCCAGATCAAGGAAAATTTACAAGGGTCACAAGACTTGCTTGACATTATTTAAAACGCAATAAATATTAAAACCATGAACAAGAAACCAGAAAACCAAGTGCGAATAACAAAGACATTTCGGATATTGCCGAAAACACTTCAAAAAATACTTGATTTAAAAGCAAAACGAGGGATTAAATCTTTAGGTAAAACAATTGATATTTTAGCACAGGATTAATGAAAATTATTAACCGCAATCCTACTGATTTAATTTCTGCTGAATATAATCCAAGGTCTTTATCGGATGAACAAAAGCAAACGATAAAAGACAGCATTAAAAGGTTTGGATTTGTAGACCCTGTAATTGTAAACATTAACGAGGATCGAAAAGACATAATTATTGGTGGCCACCAAAGGACAAAGGTGGCTGTTGAAATGGGTTTTGAAGAGGTTCCCACAGTTGAACTTGATTTAACCCTTGAAAAAGAAAAAGAGTTAAATATTCGATTAAATAAAAACACTGGCTCCTTTGATGAAGATGCTTTGCGTGAATATTTTGATAAGGAATCTTTAGGTGAATGGGGTTTTGAATCTGATGAATTAAGTTTTTTTGAGGTTGAGGATGACAACAATGAAGCTAACGAAGATGATTTTGACGGTGAACCACCTGAGGAAGCTAAAACTGAATTGGGTCGTATATACCAATTAGGTGAACATCGCTTGATGTGTGGCGATTCTACGAAGCAGGAGGACGTTCAACGCTTAATGGGTGCGGAGCTTGTTGACCTTTGGATCACAGACCCACCTTATAATGTAGCGTATGAGGGGGGAACAGATGAGAAGTTAACAATAATGAACGATTCGATGGATGACTCCTCATTCCGTAAATTTCTAGTTGATTGCTATTCATGTGCAGACACCGTAATGAAGGAAGGTGCGGTTTTTTATATTTGGCATGCAGATTCGGAAGGTTATAATTTTAGAGGTGCATGTTTTGATATCGAATGGCAAGTTCGACAATGCCTTGTTTGGAATAAAAACAGCTTAGTGCTGGGCAGACAAGATTACCACTGGAAACATGAACCTTGTTTATATGGGTGGAAGTCTGGAGCAAGTCATTATTGGGGGAACGATAGATCACAAACAACAGTTATTGAATGGCAACGACCATCAAGAAACGGGGAACATCCAACTATGAAGCCAGTAGGTTTATTTGGTTATCAAATTAAAAACAGTTCAAGAAAAGGTGAGATTGTTCTTGATTCATTTGGTGGATCCGGAACAACAATAATTGCTTGTGAAGAAATAGGTCGAAAGGCTCGGTTAATGGAATTTGATCCAAGATATTGTGACGTAATAGTTAACCGTTATTGCAAATTAAAAGATATTGATCCAGAAAAAGTATTTAAAACAGGAGTCGCATAATGCCAGTATCAGAAAAAACAATAGAAATAAAAAAACAAAGATTATTAGATTCTTTAGAGAAGTCTCTAGGAATAGTAACAACCGCATGCAAATCAGCAGGAGTTGCTCGATCTTCTTTTTATGAATGGAAAGAAAAAGATTTAAAATTTGCAAAATCAGTTGAAGAAATTGACAACGTTACTTTAGATTTTGCTGAATCTAGTCTACATAAACAAATCAATGATGGTAATGCAACGTCAACTATCTTTTATTTAAAAACAAAAGGCAAAAGGCGCGGATATATAGAAAGAACTGAGTTAGATGTTTCAAATAGTGACGGAACTTTGCAACCAACTATAGACACAAGCAAACTTACAACGGATCAATTAAAGGCATTAAAAGATGCTAAAATAAATGCTGACTAATGATGATTTTAAGGCAATTGATATTGAACTATGTCAAAGGTCATTATCTGAGTTTGCAAAACAAGCTTGGCACGTATTAGAGCCTTCTACCCCTCTTAAATGGGGATGGTGTTTAGATGCAATTTGCGATCATTTAGAAGCCGTAAACTCAGGGCAAATAAAAAGGCTTTTAATGAATGTCCCGCCTGCTTCGATGAAAAGTCTTTTGACTGGTGTTTTGTTTCCTGCATGGGAATGGGCAAAGGGGCAACAAGAATTGAGATATTTAGGAACCGCGCATAATCAAGTTCTTGCAGTTCGCGACAACATGAAATGCAGAAGGCTAATACAATCAGAATGGTATCAATCCATGTTTGGGGTTGAATTGACTAGCGATCAAAACGCAAAAACTAAATTTGAGAACAGCAAAACAGGATTTAGAGAGGCTTGTGCATTTACTAGCATGACAGGCTCTCGCGGTGATCGAATTATATTAGATGATCCATTAAGCGCAGATGATGGAAACAGTCAGGCGGCATTAGAATCAACTAGGATTACATTTACAGAAACTTTGCCATCGCGGGTAAATAATGAAGATTCTGCGATCATTGTTATTATGCAACGATTGAATGAACGTGACACAAGCGGGGTTATTCTCGATCTTGGATTACCTTATGAGCATTTAGTTATCCCTATGCGATATGAGCAGAATGGAAAAAAATCAGTAACATGTCTTGATTGGAAAGATCCGCGAACTATTGACGGTGAATTAATGTTTCCTGATCGTTTTCCAGAAAATCAAGTAAAAGAACTTGAAAAAACACTAGGCACATATGCAACGGCTGGACAATTACAACAAAGGCCGGCTCCGCGCGGTGGTGGATTATTTAAAAAACATTTTATACAGAATTACGATCCTAACAATATACCAGAATTTGACAGTATTGACATATCAATAGATTCTGCATTTAAAACAGGAGCGGAAAACGACTACTCCGCAATTGGTGTATGGGGCAAATGTGATAAAGGATATTATTTACTATCTGCAATACGTGAAAAGGTTGAGTTTCCACAGCTAAAAGCAAGGGTCGAGCAATTGTGTGAATATTGGAAGCCTCGCTTTTGTTTAATTGAAGATAAAGCCTCTGGACAATCATTAATACAAGAATTGATACAATCTACATTGATACCAATTAAACCAATAAAAGTTGACACAGATAAATTAACGCGAGCTTATGCAATACAACCAGAATGGGAGAATGGAAAAATATACTTGCCATTTCAATCGGAATGGCTAAATGATTACTTAAACGAATTGACAGTATTCCCATCTGCAAAACATGACGATCAGGTAGATATGACAACTCAATATATTAATTTTCAAAAATCATTCAGAGAACTTGATCTTTGGGTCGTATAATTATGTTTGGATTAAATAAGATTTTCAGCAAAGGAGCATCACAAAAGAGCTACTCAGGAGAACCAATTATGAACTATCCTGAGTCATTGTTTAACGGTGAGGACAGTTTTAAAAAAGTATCATATACAACTGCAAGCCGCGAGGGATTTGAAAAGAATTATGTAGTATTTAGGGCAATTACTGACATAGCAGAATCAGCTAGTCAAATACCGCTTGTATTCGATCAACCTGAACTTGAAGATCTATTGAGGCGGCCTTATTACAAACAAGGATATACAACATTTATACAAGATGCTCTTAAATATAAATTGCTAGGCGGTAATTACTATGCTCATGCGGTAACAGTAGGCAATAAGATTACTTATTTACGGACGATTCGACCTGATAGAGTAACAATTGAAACAGGATACAGAAACGGACTGAGCGAGCAATTAATTGAGTATCGTTGGACACAAGGAAGCATGAAAACATTCCCTGTTGATGATGAAATGCACAGCGAGATATTTCATTCTAAATTGTTTAATCCTTTTGAAGAATATTGCGGTATGTCTCTGTTGCAATCAGCAATGATTAGTATAGATCAATCAAACGCAATGAGCGCATACAATAAGAAGGTTGTAGAAAATAACGGTGCGCCTCAAAGTTTGCTAGTAATGAAGGAGCCTAAAGATAAAATGACTCCTGCGCCATCTGAGGAACAAATGTCTCAATTAAGAAGGCAAATGGATGACAAGCTAGGCAAGAATCGTCAAAACTCATTTGCTGTTGTAAATTGGATGTATGATGCTGTAAGATTGGGAATGACTCAACAAGAGATGGATTGGGTAAATTCTAAAACAACAACAGCGCGTGAAATTGCCCTTGCCCTTGGTTATCCTCCGTTCTTGCTTGGACTAGCGGAAGGATCGACATTTAACAATGTTGCTGAAGCTCGAATGAGTTTGTATGATAATACAGTAATTCCACAGCTTAAACAGTTTTTATCCGATCTTGATATTTATTTTGAATGCGTTACCGGAAAACAATCTAATACACAAATTGACAGAGATAATATACTTGCATTGCAACCGCGAGTATTTGAAAAGCGCGAATCTGCAAGAAATGATTTTCAAGCGGGTATTATATCAGATACAGAAGCACGCGAAGAGGGTAACTATCCAGAAGATGCAGACGGTGAATTTTTTATGCCGTCCAGCCAAGTTCCCAAAGGAATGGATTTTAACTTGTTAGATGAATAGAAGAAATGTTGCTTATCTTGTAGCGTTAAGGCTGAAATTTGAAAAAACATTGTTTCGAGCTTTCAAGAAACTGTATATTAAACAAGGCAAACAAATTGCAAAACAATATGAATTGAATGGCATTGATGGAGCCATTGGATATATAAATCAAAGCGATTTAGACGTTCAGAATCTTATGCGCTCGTTTTATGAAAAATCAATTGGTCAAGTAGCATTGGCACAATTGAAAAACATGATACGGAAACAGCAAAAAAAGAAAAAAGAAGAGTTTCCAGAATCTAGCCGGTTTGTCATGTTGTCTCAAGAATGGATAGATCAAAATGTTTTGAGTCAATCTGATTTAATTACCGGAACAAGTAGGTCCATAGTTGGAAAGATAATTAACAAAGGGATTGACGATGGCATAGGAGAAAAACCAATTGCTAAGAATATACGAGATACATTTAGCGGTAGTATTGCGACTCATAGGGCTAGGACTATAGCAAGAACAGAAACAGGAAATGCAAGCTCACACGCGCAGAACTTAGGAGCCATTGAATCAGGTTTAGACTTTCGCAAAGAATGGATTCCAATTAGTGACGATGCAACAAGAGATTTTCACATAGGTATTTCACCAGTTGGCATGAATGAGGATTTTATTGTAAATGGTGAAAGAATGGCTCATCCAAATGACCCGCGGGGATCTGCGAAGAATGTTATTAATTGTCGCTGTGTTTGTGGGTATGATCCTATTCTTGATTAATCATAGAATCTAATTGAGATTCATCATAAACAAACGATCTTTCGCAAGGCCTGCAATAAACATGATAATATCCAGAATCAAATCTGAATATCTCATGTTTTTTATTTTTATAGATAAATATTAATCCAATTGGATATTTCATTTATATGCTATTGTTTTTGTAATCCAGAACTTTTCAAAATCTTCAGCTTCAGCTTGTAATTTTATTAATCTTTTTTCGGCAGTTGATTTATTAATATGTATTTCATACGTATCAATATTGCCATTACAAAAACAATAATAAATTACCCAAATATCAAAACTAGAAAGCTCCGTCATCTTCAAAAGGTGATTCATTAGATTCTTGTTGCGTTGGTTTTGCGCTTGCCTTAGATCGGGATCCTGAATCTAGGTTTTTAAACCAAGTTCCATTAATTTGAGTATAAAATTTGCCGTTATATTCGCGGCTGTTTACATATCCGGTTAATTCTACAATATCGCCAACACTGCATTGTTTAACTTTGTCCTCTTTAAAATCCATTGCAATAGTTGTAGGATATTCTCCTGAATCTTCCTTAACTGCAACTTGCATCCATCCGTAATCGTTTGGAGTTCCTTTAAATATCAAAGGAGCAGTAATTGTTATTTTAGTTTGTGTTTTATTTTCTTCACTCATTATTTGTTATTTCTGATTAATTAAAAAATCTATAGCTTTACCTTTTGATCCTTTGCGTATTGCAAGATCATCTATAAAAACTTTTGTTTCTGGTAATAAATATGCTGTAACTTTTACCCGCGTTTCTTTTGTGGAGCCTTTGCGTCTTCCGGCTCCTTTGCGTTTACCTCCCCATGTATTCATATTTCTATCCATTGTTTAAAAATTTCATCACTTAATATTGCAACCATTAAAGGCGGTACACTCATTCCACATAAATAAATAGGCTTATTGTCTTGAAAATCATAATCCATCGGGAATGATGATCCTAAAATAATCTCTATGTCATATAATCGCCGCTCTTGTTCATAATGGTAATATGAATTACTGCCTGCTCTTAATGTTGGAAGTGGCTTATCCCTATGCAATTTTTTTTCTTGAAAAAATGATCCTTTAGGGTGAGCATCGGCACAAGACCGACCTTCTTTTATTTTTCTTAAATATGGTAATATACCAGTGGGTACATGTGTTATGTTTTCTTGCTCTATATTATTATGTTCTATCTCTTTATATGGAATTTCCTTTTCATTAAAATTAAGATCAATTAATGGTTCTGTACTAAATAGGTCCGCAAAATGTCCATTATATAAATCTTTTCTAATTGCATAAAAAAAGACCCGCTCACGTCGTTGTGGTACTCCCATATTTGAACCATTTAATAATTTATGACCTACATAATAGCCAGCGTTATTAAAACTTTCATGAATTTTCCATAAATAGTCTCGTGCATCACTTTGTAAAAGTCCTTTGACATTTTCTGCAATTATTATTTTAGGTTTTAGTTTTTCCCCTAATTTAATGAAATCAAAAAATAAAGTGTCGAGAACTTGGTACGCTTGTCCTTCTCTGAATTTCTTCTTTTTTCCCCAATCTTTACCCCTATTTCCAGCCATTGAAAAAGAACTACAAGGCGGTGACCCGTCTAATATGTCAAGATTGTATAATTCCTTTGGGTATTCTTCCCTTTTTATAAAGTACTGTATACCTTCATTGAATGCAAATTTAGGGTTATGGTTTTTAATATATGTTTTTATTATTTTAGTGTCTATCTCTAAGCAACCCAATACATCAAATCCT